TATCTTGATTTCTTCAACGACTACCTGACACTGGCCTATGCAGCCGAAAACATGGGCGTACAGGAAGATCTGCTAGGGTACGCTATGGACCTAGGTAAACAATTTAATCACAAGACTAGAGGGTAAGATAATGAACAATTACACAGAAGCAGAAAAGGCACTATATAACGTGCTGTTAGATTTGAACTATAGTGAACCATACATCACACTGGGCAGCCTTGCCAAGGTAACGGGCACATCAAGACGTCTATTAGCTCCCCTATTGGGTGATTTAGTAACTAAGGGTAAGGTACTGGCAGGGAATGAAGACGTCATGGGCGACATTATACACACGTATACGCCTATTGTGTCCAGAGGCCTAGCATATGGCTACCCTTTAGATTATTATACATATGAAGAATGGAGCGGGTTTGCATTATGAGCTATTTATATGATATAGTTTACCTAATAGGCTTAGCTGTTGTTTACACAGCGGTAATCATGAGCCTAGTAGCTGCAACAGCCGCAGGTGTGGCAGTATTATTAACATTATTAACTAAATAAGGTGGTATACAATGAGATGTAAAGCGTGTAATATGATTTTGAATGACTATGAACTGTCACGGAAAGAAAAGGAAACCGAAGAATTTTTAGATTTGTGTGGCAAGTGCTTGACAATCAGTAATGAAGCAGCATATAATATCGTTATTGATGCAGGTGATTTTGACTTAGAAGAGGGTATTAATTATGGCACAAGCAACTTTTGACCTAGAGATAGGCGTAGGCACTTTAGAAGAGATGCTAATTAACTTTGAGGTTGACTACTATATCGACCAAGATGCAGAGGTAGTTATTAACGACTATTACTGTTACTATATCAACGAGGCCGAGAGCGGCCTTAAGCATTACGAGAGGCTACCTAGGTGGCTAGAGAAAAAACTAGAAGGTGAGGTAGAAGACTATAAATATGAAATGATAGCAAATAACGCTTGACACAATTAAGCAACCTTGGTATAATACTAAGGTAACCAAGACACTTTTAGTATATTCTTAGTTTATAACTAAAAGTAACTACTAAAGTGTCTTAAGTACAACTAAGGGCCATAAGGGCCTTTAGAACTAAAACCCACTATAGCCACTTAAGGCTAAGGATAATTTTATGTCAGTAATTACAGGTAAAGTCGCTTTTGTCAATCTAGAAGAGTACGAGATTTATCAAGGTCAGTCAACGGGTAAATACTCTGTGGTTGTCACACTAGACGAAGCGGAGGCGTCCAAGCTAGAAGAACAAGGCGTCAATTTAAGGGAGTACGAAGGCAATAAGCAACGTAAGTTTGCCAGTAAGTTTTCAGTCGATGTAGTAGACTTAGACGGTGAACCTGAAACGGCACGACTTACTCGCGGCTCTTTGATCCGTATTCAGTACTCAACAGGTCAACCGCACCCAGTGCATGGTATTACGCCTTATCTGGATAAGATCCGAGTACTTGAGCTAGCTAATCAGTCTGATGACGACTTCTAGAGGCTAACCCTAGGGCTTACTATGGGTAGGCCCTTAAAACCCCTTAGAACGCACCACAGGAGCTCACAGAGCATGATACAAGTAGAAAGTACATTTGTTAAGCATGAACCATGCCCCTCGTGCGGCTCCAGTGATGCCTTAGCGAGGTATTCGGATAACCATGCAGTATGTTTCAAATGCCAGCACTATATACACGGTGATGGTACAACAGCAACAGCAACCAACATAAGAGCGAGGCCACTGGAAATGACAGGCACAATAGCAGCCCTACAGGATAGACGTATATCCATGGACGTATGTAAACGATATGGCGTCACAGTAGAACATGACGCCTCAGGGGTGATTAATAAACACCACTATCCATACCATAGTCTAGAGGATAGAACTAAAGTCGTAGGCACTAAGGTGCGAGGCGTCAAAGATAAACAATTCTACAGTACGGGAGACCTAACACAAGCAGGACTATTTGGTCAACAGATATTTGCGGAGGGAGGTAAATACATAACCATAACAGAAGGCGAGATAGACGCCATGGCTGTTAACGAGATGTTTGACGGTAAATGGCCAGCAGTGTCTATCAGGTCAGGAGCAGCGGCAGCAGCCAAGGACATTAAAGCCTCGCTAGAATACCTAGAGACTTTTGATAATGTTATCATATGTTTTGATTCAGACGAGGCAGGTATAAAGGCCTCAGAAGCTGTTCTACCGCTCTTTAGCCCTCGTAAGGCTAAGGTATGTACCCTGCCTCTAAAAGACGCTGGTGATATGCTCAAGGCCAATAAGGTACGAGAGTTTACCCGATGCTGGTGGGATGCTAAGGCGTTTAAGCCTGAGGGTGTGGTAAGTTTAGGTGATGAATCAGTATGGGATAAGTTTCTAAAGCGTGGTACAGAAGAGGTAACACCGCTACCTGCTAGCTTTGGTTCACTAAATGCCATGATGAATGGGGGTATTGCAGCAGGTGAAGTAACAGTCATTGGTGCCTTGACAAGTATTGGTAAGTCTACTATGGTGTACAACCTAGTACACGGTATGTACGTTGAAAGTTCTAAAAAGATTGGTTGTGTGTTCCTAGAGGCTGACGTAGGTGAGACAGTGGAGAAGCTTCTATCTGTCTATATGGGAACCAATATAAGCGACATAGAACAGAAGGACAGGGATTACAATCTGTACCATGAGAAGTACAACGAGCTGGCCCAGAGTGATAAACTACATATACTGGATCACCAAGGCGCTCTAGAAGCTGATGAACTATTCGCTAAGATGCAGTACTTGGTTAAAGGTTTAGACTGTGATATAATTATCTTAGATCCGCTACAGGCAGCCGTGACTTCTAATGACAATGGTGTCATTGATGGGTTCATGGATAAATGTCTAAAGCTTGCAAAGAATACTGGAGTAAGTATTATCATTGTTAGTCATATGCGTAAGCCTAATGCTAAGAATGCACATGACGTAGGTGAGTATGATTTGAAAGGCTCAGGTTCAATCAACCAAATAGCCTTCAACACTATCCTACTGAGTCGTGATAAGATGTCTGATGATGATTACGCACGTAACTGTACTCAGGTGCAACTAGTTAAGTGTAGACGTACAGGACGTACAGGGGTAGCTGGCTGGCTCTATTATGAGAACAACACCAGCCGTTTAGTAGCTACTCAGGCACCTGAAATTAAGAAGGCTAATGATATAGAGGACTTTTAAATATGTATGCAGAAGAGTTGCTAACGGTAGGTTTAAGTGCTATAATGATTGTATACTTCATGGGAGGTAGCTAAGGGATGATAAGTGCAGCGGTCTTATGCATGGCTATGAACCTCTACCACGAGGCCAGAGGTGAGCCTTTAGCAGGCCAGTACGCAGTAGGGCAGAGCGTTATTAACCGTGTGAGAGACAAGAGGTATCCCAATACAGTTTGTGAGGTAGTACATCAGGCCAAGTACCGAGGGTGGGATCAGGTAAACCCCATACGTAACCAATGTCAATATAGTTGGTACTGTGACGGTAAACCTGACAACCCACAAAATGGTAAGGCTATGCTGGAGGCTACCATACTGGCCCAGTACATATTAGCCTCTACAGTAATAGACATTACAGAAGGTGCCACACATTACCATGCGTCATATGTACACCCATATTGGGCAGACCATATGACGACCACGGTACAGATAGGTACACATATATTTTATAGATAATAGGAGCAAGTAACATGAGATTGATATTCGACATAGAAACAGACGGCCTTAAGCCTACAGTAGTTTGGGTTATCGTTACTAAGGATATTGATACTCAAGAAGTCAAGACTTTTTATAAACCATTTGATACTTTTAATGAATACATAAGCAAAGCTGAGGAGGTGATAGGGCACAACATCATTGGTTATGATATACCAGTGTGTGAGAGGCTACTGGGTACTACGTTTGACCATTGTAAGGTCACAGATACTCTGGTACTATCCAGATTAGCCAACCCACAAAGAGAAGCACACAGCCTAGATTACTGGGGAGGAGTATTAGGGAATGCAAAAGGTACTTATTCGGATTGGTCACAGCTTACTCCAGAGATGGTGGTATACTGTAAGCAAGACGTTGATGTTAATGAACAAGTATACGAACGATTGCTATATGAGCTTGCTGATTTTGGAAGCGAAAGCTTACTTCTTGAGCATAAAGTACAGCATATCATCCAAAAGCAAATCAGGAACGGGTGGCTCTTAGATGAACCTAAGGCCCGTGACCTAGTAGCAGAACTAAAGGAAAAACAATATGATCTTGAAGAAAACGTACAAAAAGTATTCATACCGCTGCCAACATTTATCAAAGAAGTTACACCAAAAGTTAAAAAAGATGGTACGATAAGTGTAGTAGGTTTAAAGTTTCTAGGTGAACGCTGGACAACAGTCGGTGGCCCCTTCAGTCGTATTGATTGGCCAGTGTTCAACCTAGGCTCTAGGAGGCAGATAGGGAGATACCTACAACACTTTGGGTGGAAGCCTAAAGTATTTACAGAAACAGGACAGGCCATTGTGTCTGAGGACGTACTCAAGGACGTTAAAGGTATCCCTGAGGCTGAACTGATAGCATCCTACCTACTGGTACAGAAGCGTATAGCTCAGGTACGAAGTTGGCTAGAGGCTGTTGACGAAGACACTGGGAGGGTACATGGGTACGTTAACACTAATGGTGCGGTTACTGGACGTATGACACACAGTAAGCCTAATTGTGCTCAGGTGCCCTCCTCCAGTAGTCTATATGGTCCTGAGTGCAGGGCTTGCTGGATTGTACCAGAGGATTATAAGCTTGTAGGTATCGACGCTTCTGGTTTAGAATTGCGAATGTTAGCCCACTTCATGAATGATCCTGAGTACACGAAAGAGATACTGGAGGGTGATATTCATACGGCTAACCAGAAAGCTGCTGGATTAGCAAATCGTAATTTAGCAAAGACTTTCATATACGCTTATTTGTACGGCGCAGGTGACGAGAAAATAGGCTCTATTGCTGGTGGCGGTAGGAACATGGGACGGAAGCTTAAGGCTAAGTTCCTTAAGGGTACACCAGCACTGGCGGTACTTAAGGAAAATGTATCAATAGCAGCAGGAAAAGGTTACCTCAGGGGCTTGGATAAAAGAAAAGTATTTGTTAGATCAGAGCACTCAGCTTTAAATACACTTTTACAGTCAGCAGGGGCGTTAGTTATGAAACAAGCCTTGATTATTCTTGATGAATATGCTATACTATGGGGTATAGACTATAAGTTTGTAGGTAATATCCATGATGAATTTCAGGTGGAGGTACGAGCGGATCAAGCAGAACGTTTCGGACAGTTAGCCTGCAGTTGTATTGAGGCCGCAGGGCTTGCCTTTAAGCTTAAATGCCCACTGGCTGGTGATTTTAACGTAGGAGATAGTTGGGCTGAGACCCATTAGGAGTTGTATGACAATTAAGAAAACACTTGACACTCTTGTCAAAGACATCTACCATGTTATGGAGACTAAAGAAATCCCTGACACTGTAGACGCTGAGGCAGAGATTGAGAAGTTTGGTGAAGGTATTAAGAGCTTGATGCGTCAACAGTTCATTGACAAGGATTATGCTAACGCCAATAAACGTAAGACTATCCGTATGTCAAACATAGGACGAACTGATAAGGTTCTGTGGCATACTGTCAATGGTACAGATAAGGAACCTTTGACCGCTAATACCTACGTTAAGTTCATGTATGGTCACGTTATAGAAGAACTTATGTTGTTCCTGACACGCTTAAGTGGCCATAGCGTCACTGATGAACAGAAGATGTGTGAGGTAGCTGGTGTACGTGGTAGTATGGACTGTAAGATTGATGGTATTGTCATTGATGTTAAGTCTGCAAGCCCCTTCGGATTCAAGAAGTTTAAAGAGGGCACAATAGCTATGGATGATCCGTTTGGTTATGTGGATCAAATCAAAGGTTACGCATACTCAGAAGGGGACACTAAGTACGGTTGGTTAGTGATGGATAAACAGAATGGGCATATCTGTACTTTAGTCTATGACGAGGAAGATACTGAAGCCCCTGTGTATAAATACATTAATCATAGTATTGTGGACAGGATTGAACATGTAAAAAAGTTAGTAGCGTTGCCAGAGCCGCCAAAGAACTGTGCAGACCCAGTGCCCGATGGCAAGTCTGGAAACGAAAAGCTCCCTACGTTGTGTTCTTATTGCGACTTCAAGCACAGTTGCTACCCAGAACTTCGCGTCTTTGCTTACTCATATGGGCCAAAGTTTTTAACAAAGGTAGTTAACTCACCGAGGGTTAAGGAGGTTGTGGATGAAGAAGGATTCTAAGACAGGTCATTGGAATTATGAAGGAGAACCTTTTGATGTCAAGGATTACTTTGGCTTCATTTACATCATAACTAATAACATTACAGGACACAAGTACCTAGGGCGTAAGTTCTTCCATATACACCAGAAGAAGAAACGTGTACGTGAGTCACCTTGGAAGAGTTACACAGGTTCCTCTAAACTGCTTAACGCAGACATTAAGAAGTTGGGTAAGGAGAACTTTACCTTTGATATCTTTAAGCTGTACCAGACCCGTGGAGGCCTCAGTTACTTTGAGACTTATTATCTAACTCAATTTGATGTCCTTACACAAAGGGATGCAAATGATGAAAGAGTGTGGTATAATAGACATATAGGCGCTGTTAAGTGGATACCTGCTCTTGAAATATCTGAGAGTACTCGTTATCGTA